TTCTTATAATGATAACGGAAGTGAGTTGATTTTAAACACAGATTTAACCAATACTGATTATTGGGTTGCAAGTGGTGTAACTATTATACCAGCACCAGTTGCATTAAGTTCTTATGTAATGAGTGGTGTTGGTTTTGTAGGTTCTACTGCAATTTCAAATATAACACAAGGAGATGAATTTACTGTTTCTTGTTGGGTTAGAGGGCAAGGTATTATTGTGATTAAATTACAAGAGTTAGGTGGAGATTCAACAGATTATTTTGAAAGAGAAGTAACTTTAACAAGTGATTGGACTTACTATCAAATTTCTGGGACTAAAGAAGCTGACGGAAATCCAGCAAGAATGGTTATAAGTAAAACTGGTGGTTCAAGTGGTTATGTTGATATTTATCAACCATCTGTTCGACAATCTTATGGAATAAAAACAGATGTTATAAATGTAGAAACATTACAAGAATGTAAATACGAACCTAAAAAGGTAACGTTTATTAATAAGTTTGGTGTTTTACAAGATATGTATTTCTTTAAGAAGTCAGTAGAGAAAATGAACGTTAATAAAGAATCTTATAAATCAAATATATTAAATAGTTCAAATGGTTATAGCAGAAGCAATCACGTTTACAGAGATTTTAATGTAGTAGGAAAAGAATCAATCACATTAAGTAGTGGTTTTTTAAGTGAAGAATACAACGAGGTGTTTAAACAAATGATGCTATCTGAAAAGGTATGGGTTACTAACATAACTGATAAGGGAGAACAAGTACTACCAATCAATGTTAAGACATCTAACATTACATATAAGACATCTTTAAACGATAAGTTAGTAGAGTACACATTTGACTTTGATAATTCATTTAATGTAATAAACGACATTCGATAGATGCAGAAAATACAACTATACATAGAGGGTCAAAGAGTTGATATGTTTGATGATGAAAGCGTTGTTATTACTCAAACGATAAAGAACGTAAAAGATGTTGGTAAAATATTTACTGACTTTACAAGAACGTTTAGTTTACCAGCGAGTAAAACAAATAACAAAATATTTAAACACTATTATAATTTTGATATACAAAATGGTTTTGATGCAAGGGTAAGGAAACCATCAAACATAGAATTAAACACTTTACCTTTTACAGATGGTAGAGTTAAGTTGGAGGGAGTTGATTTAAAGGACAATAAACCACATACCTATAAGATTACATTCTTTGGTAGTACAGTTACCTTAACAGATTTAGTTGGAGATGATACATTGGCTGGTTTGTCAAGTTTAATTTCTTTAAATAAATCATACGATGCTGCAAGTATAAAAGATGCTTTGCAAGATGATCCAACTACAAATGATATAATTGTACCATTAATTACACATACACAAAGGTTGCACTACAATAGTCATTCATCAGATACAACTGCTGGAAACCTACATTATAAAAATGGTCATAAGCAAGGTGTTTTATATTCAGATTTAAAATACGCTATTAGATTACATTCTATTGTTGAAGCAATACAAACTAAATACGGAATAACATTTAGTGATGATTTTTTCGTAAATAGCAATGCACCTTACTATAATTTGTTTATGTGGTTGCATAGAAAAAAGGGAGCAGTTGAAAATTTAAGTGGAGTAAATCAAGCAATTGTAAGTGGTTTTACAGATCAAACTGACACACCTACATTGTCTAATATAACAAATAATTCTACTTTAAATTTATTAGGTCAAAACATTAAATACTTTCAAAAACTTTTAGTTTTAGATGTTATAACAACTGCGAATTTTAGTGTATCTATTCAAAACAATGGTATTGAGATTTATAATAGTGGAGAAATAAACAGTAATATTATAATAAATTTAAGTAGTTATGATTTCGGATATGCTGGAACTGTTATTTATATTGAAAGTGCAGATGTTATTGCTTTTTCAAAAATAGAATGGCAAATAGGTTACAGACCATCCCCATCTCAATTATACACTAAAAATTATACAATTTTAGGTTATGGTTATAGTCCTATATTTACTTTTGATATTACACAACAAATACCAAATATTAAAGTAATTGATTTTTTAAGTGGGTTATTTAAAATGTTTAACTTAACTGCTTTTGTTGATGAAATTACAAATGAAATTGTTGTAAAAGATTTAGATAGTTTTTATAGTAGTGGTTCTTCTTATGATATAACTAAATATTTAGATATTAGTAAGAGCCAAGTAAATATTGCTTTACCATATAGAGAGATTAATTTTCAACACGAAGATACAGATACTTTTTTCTCTGCTTTTCATAAACAAAGATTTGGTAAAACTTGGGGTAAATCAGAATATACAAATGGAGAAAGATTAGATGGTAGCATCTATGACATTAAAACACCTTTTGCACAAATGAAGTACGAAAGGTTAATTGATGGAAATGGTGGTTCAAATACTGATGTTCAATGGGGGTGGTCTGTTGATGATAATCAAGAATCTTATCTTGGTAAACCTTTATTGTTTTATCCTATAAGGCAAACACTAACAACTCAAATAGCTTTTTTAAACTCTGCAACATCACAAGATGCAATAGTAAGTTATAATATACCATCAAATAGTGTTGCGTTAGCATCTTCAACAAGTTCTTATAATATGAATTTCTTTCAAGAGCAAAACGAATATTCTCCAACAGATAATGGTTTTACAAATACATTATTCCAAGCATATTATAGCAATTACATAACAAGCGTATTTAATCCTACAAACAGAATAACAAAAGTAAGTGCTTATTTACCTTTAAGAATATTACTTAATTACACATTAGCAGATAGGTTTGTAATAGGATCGAATAGTTATAAGATAAACTCAATAAAAACTAATTTAAAAAATGGTAAATCTGAAATAGAATTACTAAACGATTTATGATAGAAAATATATTAGAGTTATTAAAGAATACAGATTGCAAATCAGAGATAGTGCAATTAGCAAAAGGGAAAAATAAATTTCCAGAAAGTTTTAAAGAAGTATTTACAAGACAAAAACAAGATAAAGAATGGAAAAGATAATTATTGATTTAGAAGCTAAAACAGATAAAGCACTAAAAGGAATTGATAAAGTTGCGGATAGTGTTAAAGACTTAAACAAATCTGTTACAGATAGTAATGAGAAAACTGAAAAATCTTTAAAAGGTGTTGAGAGTGCTTCTAAATCAGCATCAAAAGGCATTAAGGCAATTGGCACAACTTTAAAAGCAATTGGTATTGGTTTAGTTATTTCCGCTCTTGGTACTTTAAAAGAGTTGTTCTCACAGAATCAAAAAGTAGTAGATACATTTAATATTATATTTGAAACTTCTGCTCAAATAGTTGGTCAAGTTGCAACTGCTTTTGTAGATACTTACAATGCTTTAACACAAACAACAGACCAGTTAGATGCTCTTGGTAAAGTTGCAAGTGGGATTTTAACAATTGTATTAAGTCCGTTTCAACTTGCTTTTTACAGTATTGCTTTAGCTATTGATGAAGCTATGTTAGCTTGGGAAAAATCATTTTTAGGAAATAGTGATCCAGAAACAATAAAGGCTTTAAACCTATCCATATTAGAAACTAAAAAAAATATTGTAGGAATTGCAGATGGAGTTTCACAAGCTGGTTCTGATATTGTAGATAATTTTGGAGAAGCAATAACAGAGGTTTCAGAAGTTGGAAAAGTTGTTGTAAAAGAATTTGGAGAGGTTAGTATATCTACTGCAAAAAAAGCTTCCGAAGCAAATGTTGAATTACAGAAGTCTGCTGAATTAGCAGCAGCAAGACAAGGTTTATTTTTTGAAAAATTTGATAGACAAGCAGAGAAATTAAGACAGATAAGAGATGATGAAACAAAATCTATTGAAGAACGTAAAGTAGCAAATGATGCATTACTTGTTAAAATAAATTCAGCAGAATCTGCAATGTTATCACAAGCACAAATGCAATTGGCTTTAGCAGATGCAAACTTAAAAAAAGATAAAGATAATGTAGAGTTTCAAGTTGCAAGAATAGAAGCGTTAAGAGAATTGGCTGGTGTTGAAGCACAGATTGAAGGTATTAGATCAGAACAAAAATCAAATGCTTTAGCTTTAGATAGAGAATCTTTAGAATTAACTAATTCACAAAAAGAAGCTGATGCAGAATTAAATGCTAATAAAAATCAATTTGAAGCGGAGCAAATACAAAACGATCTTGCAAGGTTAGAAAGACAAAAATTATTAAATGAAGAAGAATCTAATTTAGAGAAAAAACGATTAGAAGATAAAAGAGATTTATACAAAAAAGGAACTATTGCATTTCAAGAAGCACAGAATGAACTAACTGCGTACGAACAAGCAACTGGAGAAAAAAGAGTTACAATAGATAAGCAGATTGCAAAAGAAAAAGAAAAAGTTGTATTTGAATCTTTAGGTGCTATTGCTGGTTTATTAGGTAGTAACAGTAAATTTGGAAAAGCATTAGCAGTTACACAAGCAATAAGAGATACTTATACTGGAGCGAATAAGGCACTCGCACAAGGTGGGATTTTTGGATATATTGGAGCTGCTGGAATTATAGCATCTGGATTTGCAAACGTTAAACAAATAACTGCATCAAAAGAACCAGCTGCACCATCATTTGCATCTGGCGGTGGCGGTGGTGGTACTGTTGCTACTCCTACTGCACCATCATTACCTCCAGCATTTAATGTTGTTGGAGCAAGTGATACTAATCAGTTAGCAGAGGCAATCGGTAGTCAATCACAACAACCAGTTCAAGCGTATGTAGTTTCAAACGATGTAACAACTGCACAAGAAATGGATAGAAATATTGTTAAGGGTGCTTCAATAGGATAAAAAAGTAGTTGAAAATATAAAATATTAATTTAAAATCATTATATAATTATGAAAATAATAGAACTTATTTTAGATGATGATGAAGCAATTGGAGTTGAGGCAATTAGCGTTGTTGAAAACCCAGCAATTGAATCTGACTTTATAGCGTTAAACAACCAAGAAATAAAACTTGCTGAAATAAGTAAAGAGAAGCGTTTATTAATGGGTGCTTTATTGATACCAAAGAAGCCGATTTACAGAAGAAACGGAGAAGAAGAATACTATATATTTTTTTCAGAAAAGACTGTCGCAAAAGCATCTCAAATGTATTTACAGAATGGTAATCAATCTAATTCAACATTAGAACACGATGCACAATTAAAAGATTTAACACTTGTTGAAAGTTGGATTGTTGAAGATAAGGTAAAAGACAAGACTGCTTTATATGGTTTAGATGTACCAGTTGGTACTTGGATGGGTTCTGTTAAAGTTGAGAATGATGAGATTTGGAATGATTATGTTAAGACTGGAAAAGTAAAAGGATTCTCAATAGAGGGTTATTTTGCTGATAAAATGGAAAGACCAAACGAAGAATTAAAGGAAGATTTATCTAAAGACGAAAGCGTAATTGAAGAACTTAAAAAACTATTATCATAATGAGAGCGGTTTATTGTAAATGCAAGAATACATATTCTATTGAATGTAAACAGAATCAAGGTAACGATTGCAATGCTCCAGAATATTGGAAGCAAGGCATAGGAAGTATAAACGCAACAGAAGAAAACTAAAATTTAATTTATATATAATGAAAACACAAAGAGAAGTATTTAATAAATTATTCAAAGAGGATAAAACAGAATTATCTGCACAAAAAATTGAGTTAGGGCTAACACAAGATGCTTTAAATATATATAAATCACTTGAAAAAATAAAAAATAAAATTGAAAATGATTTAAGTGGTTTAAAAAAACAAGCTATTCTTGGAGATAGTGGAATTAAAAATTTTAACAAAAAAGCAAATGACATTGAAAAAATGGCTAAAGAATTAGGAGTTTCTGTTTCTGATATTAATTTACAAAAACTTTTTGCAGAAGTTAAAGGAATGCAAAAGCTATTTGATGATGTAATAAATGCATAACCAAAATACAAAATAATAACTAAATTTTATTATATAATTATGAATACAAATCAAACATTAAACAAAGTTAGAACTTTACTTGGAATAGAAGTGAAGTTAGAGCAAATGAAACTTGATAATGGTGCTATTTTAGAAGCGGAAGCATTTGAAGCTGGTGCAGAAATCTTTGTCGTTGCAGATGAAGAAAGAGTTGCAGTACCAGTTGGAGAATATGAAGCAGATGGGAAAATTATCGTTATCGAAGAAGAAGGTATCATTTCTGAAATCAAAGAAGCTGGAGCGGAAGAAGAAGCACCAGAAGAAGAAGTAGTTGAGGAAGAAGCTAAATCAGAAGAAGTAGAAGAAGAAGAATTATCAACTGAAACTGCATCTCCTAAAAAGATTGTAAAATCAATTACAGAAGAAATGTTCTTTTCTGAAATCGAAAAATTAAGAAACGAAATCAACGAATTGAAACTTGCAAAAGTAGAGGTTAAAGAAGTTGAAGAAGTATCTGTTGAATTATCTGCTGAACCAGAAGTTGAAGGAATTTCTCACAATCCAGAAAACTTAACAGAAAAAAAAGAGTTAAACCTTTACTCTCAAAAAGGTAAAAACAACACAATAAATAGAATTTTTAATACACTAAACAAATAAAAAAATGAGTTTATCAATTACAAGTACTTACGCTGGAGAATTTGCTGGAAAATATGTTTCTGCTGCACTTCTTTCTGGTAACACTATCGCAAACGGATTAATCGAGGTTAAACCAAACGTAAAACACAAAGAGGTTTTAAAAAGAATTAGCTTATCTGGTGCTATCGCAAACGCAAGTTGTGATTTTTCTGATGCTGGAGCAGTTGTTTTAACTGAAAGAATTATCGAGCCAAAGGAATTACAAGTAAATTTAGAGTTGTGTAAAACTCCTTTCCAATCAGATTGGGAAGCTATCTCAATGGGATATTCTGCACACGATAATTTACCAGCAACTTTTTCTGATTACTTTATCGGATTAATGGCTGGGAAGATTGCTGAAAAAACAGAACAAGATGTATGGAGTGGAACTGCTGGTGCTGGTTCATTTGATGGATTTTCTACTTTGTTAACTGCTGCTACTTTACCAGCTGGACAAGACATTACTGGAGTTGCTGTAACTGCTGCAAACGTAATTGCTGAATTAGGAAAGGTTGCTGATGCAGTACCATCTTCTTTATACGGAAACGAAGATTTATTTATCTATGTATCTCAAAACGTATGGAGAGCATACAAGAGAGCATTGGGTGGATTTGCTGCTGATGGTTTAGGAGCAAACGGATATATGGCACAAGGACAAAATCAAGATATTGATATTCAGTATTTCGATGGAATCAAAGTTGTTTGTGCAAATGGATTAGCTGATGATACAATGGTATCTACTTTGAAATCTAACTTATTCTTTGGAACTGGACTTTTAGCAGACCACAACGAAGTGAAAGTTTTAGATATGGCTGATTTAGATGGTTCTAAAAATGTACGTTTCATTATGAGATATACTGCTGGAGTTCAGATTGCAGTATTGGAAGATGTAGTTTTCTACTCTTAATAATAAATAAATAATAACAATAAGGGGTAGGTAGTTAATCTGCTTACCCCTTTTTTTAATAACTAAAAAAACATATATCAAATGGCTTGTTTACTTACATCTGGAAGAGCGTTACCTTGTAAAAGTTCAGTTGGTGGTTTAAAGGCAGTTTATTTTGCAGACTATGGTACATTGGGAACAACTACTATTGCATCTGGAGAAATTACTGCAATTTCTGGTTCTCCAGACTTCTTTAAATTCGACATCAAAGGTAATTCATCTTTAGAAACAACAATAAATAGTTCAAGAGAAAACGGAACTACTTTTTATACTCAAACTTTAAATTTAACTTTAACTACTTTAGATAAAGCAACACAAGAGGAAATAAAATTATTATCTGCTTCAAGACCGCACGTTGCGATTGAAGATTATAATGGGAACTTCTTTATGGTTGGTTTAGAACACGGAGCAGAGGTTACTGGAGGTACAATTGTATCTGGTGCTGCAATGGGAGATTTAAGTGGATTTACTTTAACATTAGAAGGAATGGAAACTTCTCCAGCTTACTTTGTAACTTCAACAGTTATAACTGCTAATGAAAGTTCATCTCAAATAGATCCAAACGCATAATTCAATTATTTTAATTTTATAAAAGGGCAATCTTAATCGGTTGCCTTTTTTTTTGGTTTAAATAAATAAAAATACAATCTTTTAGTATTATATATATATGAAACATTTATTACCAATATCAAGTTCACAGAGTATAAAGATTATTCCAAGAGAATATTCTACATCTGTTACAATGGTTTTAAGAGATGATAGTACAAATATATCTGTTTCTATAACACCAACTGCAACAAAGGTTGGTAATTACATTGAACTATCAAGTATTTTTGATTTAAAAGAGGGTAGGTTTTACGATTTAAAAGTAATTCAGACAAGTGATCAAAAGATAATTTATAGGGATAAGATATTTTGCACAATACAATCAACAAACCAATCTAATAATGAGCATTATACTGTAAATAAAGATCAGTATAAATCAAAGAGCGGTAATAACGATTTTATAATATTATGAGTAAACATATAAATAAGTACAGAAAACAGAATGTTGCTAAAAAGGGCGATTCTAAAATTAGTTTCGTTAATTTATCTACATACACATCTCCAGAAATTGTTGAATCTAAAAACAAAGAATGGGTTGAATTTGGTTCTGATAACAATTACTTTCAGTTTCTAATTGATAGATATAATGGTTCAGCAACAAACAACGCTGCTATCAATGGTATCTCTCAAATGATATACGGAAAAGGATTAGATGCAACAGATAGTTCAAGAAAACCAGAAGCGTATGCAAGAATGATTTCTTTATTTAAAAAAGATGTTGTTAGAAGATTATCATACGATTTAAAGTTAGCTGGTCAATGTGCTATTCAAGTAATTTACTCAAAAGATAAAAGAACAATTCAAAAGGTTGAGCATTTACCAATTGAAACATTAAGAGCAGAAAAATGTTCAGAAGATGACAAACAAGTACAAGCGTATTACTATCATCCAGACTGGGCAAATATTAAACCAAGCGAGAAACCTTTAAGAATACCAGCATTTGGTGTTTCTAAATCTCCACAATCAATTGAGATATTATATGTAAAACCTTATAAAGCTGGAATGTATTATTATAGTACTCCAGATTATCAAGGTGGATTGCAATATGCAGAGTTAGAAGAAGAAATCTCTAATTATCATCTAAATAATATAATGAACGGACTTGCTCCATCTATGTTAATTAATTTTAACAATGGAGTTCCAAACGAAGAAGCACAATCTTTAATAGAGAGTAAAATACAAAGAAAGTTTTCTGGAAGTTCAAACGCTGGTAAATTTATTCTTGCTTTTAACGATAATAAAGAAGCACAAGCAGATATAACACCAGTTCAATTATCTGATGCACATAATCAATATCAGTTCTTATCAGATGAATCACAAAAGAAAGTGATGGTATCTCACAGAATTATATCTCCTATGTTATTAGGAATTAAAGACAATAGCGGATTAGGTAATAATGCTGATGAATTAAAAACTGCATCTATATTAATGCACAATACTGTTATAGTGCCTTTTCAAGAACTTTTAACAGATGCCTTTGATAAGATACTCGCATACAATAACATTGCTTTAAACCTATATTTTAAGACTTTACAACCTCTACAATTTGTTGATTTAGACAATGTGAAAGACGAAGAAACAAGAGAGGAAGAAACTGGTGTTAAAATGAGTAAGGCTTTAGATTCTTTAGAAGAATTTGGAGAAGATGAAGATTTAGAAAACTGGGAATTAATTGATGAAAGAAAAGTTGATTATGATTTAGAAGATGAATTGAATGAAGAACTAAATAAATTAAACAATCCTAAATTATCTGTATTATCTAAAGTATATAATTTTGTTACTACTGGAACTGCAAGACCAAATGCAAAGAGTAGTCAAGATGGAGAAAATGAAGAAGGATTACAGTTTAAAGTAAGATATCAATATGCACCTTTAAGGGTTAGTGATGATAGTAGGGATTTTTGCAAGAAGATGGTAAAAGCTAAAAAGATATATCGTAAAGAAGATATTGATATGATGAGTAAAAAAGCAGTTAATAAAGGCTGGGGATTAAATGGTGCAGATACTTATGATATTTGGCTCTACAAAGGTGGAGGAGATTGCCATCATTTTTGGATGCGTAAAACATACAAGGCAAAGAAGAAGAATCTAAAGCCAGATGTAGGTAATCCAAATGCAGAAATAAGTGTAAATAAAGCAAAGAAAGAAGGTTTTAAACCAGAGGTTAATGCAAAAGAAGTTGCAATGCGACCAACGGATATGCCTAATAATGGATTTGTAAATAAAAAAAGATAGATGGCAACAGCATTATTCATAAGTAGAACAGATTTAATTAAAAACAGTATTCTTGATGGAAATACTGATACAGATTTGTTCATACAATATATTAAGATCTCACAAGAGATACATATACAAAACTATTTAGGGACTAAACTATATGAGAGAATAAGTAACGATATTATAAACGATACTTTAACTGGCGATTATTTAACTTTGGTTAATGATTATATACAACCTATGTTGATACATTATGCAATGGTTGATTTTTTACCATTTGCTGCGTATAGAGTTAAATCTGGAGGTATTTTTAAACATACATCTGAAAATGCTGAAACAGTAAATAAAGATGAGGTTGATTTTTTAGTACAGAAAGAAAGAGATTTTGCTGAATATTACACAAGAAGGTTTGTTGATTATATTTGCTTTGATAGTTCAAAGTTTCCAGAATACACAAACAATACTGAATCTGATGTTTATCCAGATAAAGATGTAAATGGATCAAATTGGGTACTATAATGAGAGCAACATACAAACCAAAACAAGCAAACGTTGTTAAATT